TCGATCAATAATTTCTGGAGTGTTGTTTGTTTCGTCACAAACTACTCGGAAATCAGTGATACCTCGTCGACCCTGTACATCTCTCAGGAAGGGCTCAACCAAATTGACAAACTGTGCTCTAGTAAACTCGTCGTTGAATTCGAACAGGCTTTGTCTAGCTGCAATTGCAATTGCCTTTTCAAGGACAATAAACAATCGACGTACATTAATTCGATCAAATGCACTTGGGTAACCAAGCAACGTCTTATCACCAAACAGGATTGTGCCTTCGCCTGGGAAAGTAGTTACTGGGTTTACACCGTTCTTATACAGTTGATCTCGCTCTGACTTGTTCGGGTTGAATGCAAGACTTACACTATTCTTGATTCGACCTCGGTTCAGGCCAGCTGGTGAGTACCATGGATCGCGAACCTGATCGGTGCGAGCCATTGTACCAGCAGTATCACCGTTTAACGGTACCCAACGATACTGATCATTGTACTTGTCGTACTGATACTTGTATCCGCTATCGAGTACTGCATATGAAGTTGATGGTAGAGTGTTTCTAAACTCAATAATGTCATCAATTTCAGCTGAGTTGTAAGATGTATTGTTTACAACATCTGCTTGCTCTGGTGAGAAGCATGCTACACAGTCTTTCCGGTACTCAGCAATATTGTTAATGACATGGATTGCTGTTGCTGAAGTAGAAGATCCACCAAGAATCAAGGCAATATCAACTTCTTCTGCAGACTTAAACAAGTCATATCCTCGCTGATAAGCACCAGGTGTTGCGGTAGAACCATCTGAACCATTAGAAAGTGATCTTGTAATTGGGGTGCTTCCGCCACCAAACGAACTTGCTGCTACACTTCCGGCATTAGTCACACCAGTAGGATGACCTGCCCACCACAAGTAAGATGATGATCGATTCAAAACTTCTTTGTAGTAATTTGTTGATCCATCTTCGTTTTTAGCATCGGAAGCCTTTGATACAGCATCGAATACTTCAATTACTTGACCTTTTACATTAGTCCATTCACCATCTTCGTCAACAACTACGATGTGCATTTGATCATTGGATCCGCCGCGAATAGTTGCATATGGAGAAGTACCTGGAGCAGCAGTTACAAAATTATAGTACTGCCACCTGCGATTCAACGCTGTTCCGTTGTTTACAGTGTTGCCTGTATAGGCACTTGTAAGTGCAGCAGAGAGACCACCGACAGCTACTGCAGAAATTTCGTAGATGTCTTTATCTGGACCAAGTTGAATTAAATCACCAGCACTAAGCACGGCAGCCTGGTTTGCAGAGAATACAACACCGGTGTTACCGTTGACTACGGTGTAGTTGCCCGAAAGTGTTGATTCAAATGCAGCAGCACTTGGGCAAATAGAATATTTTAAAGTGTTACCAAGTGTTCCTGGAAACTTAGCAACTACGTCACCACCACCAATAATACCTGATGAAAAGTTAGCATCGTAATCTTCTTCGCTCTTCACTAAAATATTTGCAGAATTAGCGTTAGCGTTTACAAGGCCGGTATTGTTTACTCGAACAACATGCAGAGTGTCTGCATATGCCAAAAAGTTAGCAGCAGTAAAAAAATCTTTAAAATGGGTTGCGTTGGGCTTTTGGAACTGAGCAACCAGCGCAGATTCATTGCTGATTAGTACTCGTTGTTCAACAGGACCCCAACGAAACTGACCAGCGAAAGCGCCAGCTGTCGTTTGTACTGCAGGAACAATTGCTGTGAGGTCGATCTCACTGGTATTGACTCCTGGAGATATTTGGAAGGCCATCTTTGTCTCCTCGTGGTTTTTGTTTCTCGTATATTTATAAAATTAGAAGTCTACAACGTCCTCAACACTATATTTGTATCCCAGTGGACCTACAGATTCTTCTGGTTCGTGTGCATAGTGTCCATCATCAACAATACCAAATGGAAGCACATCATCTTCTATCATCCTTTGATTTTCTAGATATAGTCGATTGCGTACATCATTATCAGTAAGCTCAATAAAGAACTCTTGTCTTACCAACCACGAGAACAATACTGCACACATTACAAGGTCATCGTGGTGACCTTCCTCAGCTTCGTAGCTGTTCCTTTTATTTATGAAAACAGAAAGTTCCTGAAGTAGATCGTAGTCGTTGATAATGACTTTGTCACTCTCGACAATATCCTTTAGATGAGAACATCCTATTCTCTTTACGGTCTTAGTAGTTTTTACACCTAGCTGTATTCGGTGAGAGAAGCCACCACCTACTTGCTGGCCGCCTCTTCCTTTTACACTGGTACTTAGTATATTTTCATATTCAAGATCCTGCTGAATAATGTTAGCTACGGTTTCTCCTAAATCATTTAGCTCGACTAACACAAATGCATCGTTGTACTTCCTAGCAGTGTTTACAATTACATCTGGATAGAACATAGGTGATATTTCTTTGGATCTGTACTTACCAACAATCTTATAAGGTAGTTCTGTAACATCAAATACTACTAGTGCACTATAATCGAGCCCAAGTCCTCTTGCAGAGTCGACAGTAATTACATACATTCGATCTCGAACCGGTTCCTCATAAGTGTCGAATCCATTCTTGGACTTTATTGGAGTCTTAAACGGAATCTGAGCTAATTTTCTACCGTCAATGAGTGTAGCGGTACTACCTAAAAATTCACACTCAAACTCTTGTCTAAACTGTTCTTCACTGGTGTTCTTAATAGTCTCTTTTTTCCAAGCCTCATCTCTGCCCGGAACATCCGACCAATGTACATCGTGCCTAACGTAGCTGTTGTTGCCCTCTTCACTGTCCACCCATATCTTGTAAAACATATTCATGCCGTTAGGCGTGGATGTTATAAGGACTTTTGTGCTTGTGCCAGATGAAATAGTAGGGAATACTGAAGCAAAGAATTCTTCTTGTAGATTGTTTGGTACAAACGCAAATTCGTCCAAATAGATTAGATTCTGAGACGTACCTCGAATAGCTGAGGATGAGGTAGCAGAAGCTAGAATCTCAGAGCCGTTTTCTAATTCTATGTTACCCTTGTTCCATTCTTTAACACCCTGCTGCAGCCACTTAGGCAACCATTCATATGCAGTTTGAATTCGTCCAAGAATTTCTCTCGCTTGAGCAAGTTTATTTGCAAGAATAGCTACGCTGTATTGATCAGTGAACAGCACTCGCCATAAAATGTATGCAGCGACAGTAGTGGTTTTACCAACCTGTCGAGGTAGCTTGCATATAACAAAGCGATTATCCTCAAATTTGTTAACCATCTCTTCTTGGAAAGGCCACAAACTGAAATCTATTAGGCCAGCGTCAACATTAACAATCTTTACATAGTTCTTTATAAAGTATGCTGGATTACGAGAGCATTTAATATACTCTTGCACCTGCTCCTGAGTATACTCGACAGGAACACCAACTTTTTTGAGATTTTTGTTGCCTAAGTAGGTTTCAATTGCCATTGGCTGTTGACTTATTTTTCAAGGAGAGGATAATAGCGGTGTAGCCGCTTCAAGTATCACTATCTAATGTATCCTTTAACATATTCTGTAGTTCGGCCGTAGACCCAACGAAGAGGGCGTTGGTTACGTTGTTTGGGCCTTGTTGGACGTTTTCTTCTTGCTTGAGCTTTTTTACTTTAGTCTGTATCTCAAGTAAGTCTTTGTTTGCATCGGTAAGGGTTTTCATAAGAGAACCAACTACCTCAAATGCTCTTGGGTGTTCACTTGCCTTTGCAATCTCTACAAGCTCATGTAGCGCATGCGACCCATTTTCTATAATCTCGTAAAGATTCTCTCTAGCATACCTGTAATCAGTATCTATGTCACCGGTATAATCTCGGCCTTCCCGGTTAGCTAGTTCATTCCTCGGCTCTACAGCTACAAGCTCACCTTTAGCTTCAGAGATACTAACTGTATCTTCAGACATTCCAAACAAATCGTTTAGATTGCTTTCAAGTTTTGTTTTAGACACTGTCCGTTCCACCACCGAAGAACTGTTGATCTTCGATAAATCCATAATCGTCTGTACTATCTATCTGTTCCGGTGGTAGCGTAATTGTTGAGTCTGAGGTAGGCGTACCATTGGCGGTAAGACCAGGCGTAGCAGTTAGGATAGATGATATAGCTGAAGAAGATCCGTCTGTAGTCTCGATATTAGTAGTAGCAATAGCTCTTTTGATAACACCCTGAGTTCTGACTGGACCAAACAGATATCCTTTTACAGTAAAATTCAAAGTATGAATAAGAGCTCTTCTAGTCGAAAAGTCTCCTTCATATGTGTCCTCAGTCGATATGTCGTTAAACACGACAGGCACATCCATTTTTAACTTTAACTCTGGAATTAAATTAATTGTATTGGTCCATTCCGGAGTAAAGAAGGGTAGGATACCTTCTAGTATCTGTACACCATCGTCAGCGTTCTTTACAAACACAGATAGTGCGATATTAATGTCGAATGGTACAGGAGTATATTGATATTTTAATTTGTCTTTATCTGTATAAACGTACACGTTTTTTACAGTGGATGGTAGTTTGCGAGTGGAATTGTAGTTCATCGAAGTGATTTCGAAAGACATTCTTGGCAGAGATATTGCTACGTCGCGATCAAAGTTAGGATCTTGAGCAAGTCTCACCAAATACTTTTCTTTTGGTCCATACGCAATTGGAACCCTTAGCGTCTGGACTCTTTCGCCGGCAGTATTAAATCTTTGTACATCAATATCATTGAACATTGTACCGAACATGATAATGTACTTTCTGATAATACTGTGATAGTAAGTATGTCCAAACATTAATACCTATCAACCTCACTAAATGGATTAGTCTCACTAAAGTCAAGCACAGAATCTGCTTCAAATTGGAAATAACTATTGTTAATTGCAGGAGCTCCTTGAGTAGCTTCATTCAGTATTGTAAACTCTTGGAGGATACTATCACCATCCTCACTCTTCAATATACCAGAACCGTCTTCTAACGTAAACTGTTGTATAAGAGTGTTAAGGCTAAAATTATCCTCTACTGCATCAATGGTGCTATCGCCAGTACTAATCTCTTCACTGCTGTACTCATAGAGCTCACAACGTAGATCATAGGACTGCATTCTTCCAAGCTGAAAATGTACAGGGCGGTCATCGACATACATTACTTCGAATATCTTGTCCATCATAGGGAAATAGATCAGATCTCCCTCTCTAGGACGGTTCAGGGTGTTTAAGTAGTCGTCACCCTCCTGTACCCATGCTTCAGTTGCCGCGTCTCCAGTTAAAAACTGTCGACTTGGCTCATTGTTGTTACCATCTTCAAAAACAAGATTGTAACCAACCTCGGTCATAAGTTTGGGAGACGTAATCACTTGATCGAATCTCTTTCGAGATACAGTTAGTACTATCTGATCTCGTATCTCTAATCCAAACTTACTAAGAAACTGTCCATCACCCTCAAAGCCTTCCATCGACTTTAAGTACATCTCTATATCTATGGCTTCTTCGAACTTAGAAAGAATATCTTCGCCAAATAAATTGTCTTGTTTGACTGCTGATCTAGGAAGATACTTGACATCATGACCATATATCTTAATAGACTCAAGTATAAGGTCTTCTACGACATCTTGTTCGCGCGCGAATGTGTAATTGTTAAAGTATTTGTTTAACATATCAACCGGTCATATCGCTAACTGGTAAGGAGTAACTTGAAATCATCTCGTCTTCCAGTCGTCGAATCTCCTCGGTTGCTTCCTCCCAAATCTTCTGGCCATTGAACGTAAGACCACCTGGCATTTGGAGACCCTCAAACTTCTTGAGGTTTTCTCCCCACTGCCTCTTAATAAGTGAAGTAGTGTATTGCATTAACCATCTATCAGACCACACATCTGCATATGTACCTGGATCAGTTACTTTATAGCTATCAACTATAATGTAGTTACCAACAGTAACATCGTTCCAAGACATATCAATATGTAGCTTATTGGTGTGACGGTTAAACCTAATTGGCTGCTTGCCAACAAAGATTTCCTCTAGTTGTGCAACGTGTCTCATTGCAGTGACATAAGGTACGTAAGTAGCAGAAGAAAAATCAAATAGATCGTTTAGATGAATCTGGTATCGTACGTTAAAAAGGTTAGAAGTTTGAGTAGAATCACCAATATCAAACACACCGACAACTCCGATGTAAGAGTCGTCTAATGTAATGTACTGATTGGTCTTATCCGCTGCTGTAATTTGGTGCTTGAGAAGTACACGCTCTGAACCATCGAAATGGTAGTCTCTATAATACAGTAGAGCTTCGTCAATACGATCTTCGACCTGCTCATCGTCCACATTGATATCTACGACCGGCTTTCCTAACCTTCGCAAGCAATGTTCTTTAAGTTGGTCTCTGGAAGTTGGGATGGCCATAGATCACCTCTTTTTGATCTATTTATCTATAACCGCACTTTTAAAGGCTTCTAAACTTCTTGAAGTAGTGTGGAGCCACGTGACAACTGCCTCCCTACAACCAGACTCAACTTTTAGTGCCTCGTGAACAAAGAAAGAGGGTATTATTATAAAACTACCTTTTTCTCTATCTAACCTATCTATCTCCTCGTAAGTATGAGTACCATTTGGTAGCTTTGTATCTTTATAGACGACCAATTC